TTTTGCCAATGGCGATTATTCTATTTCAGATCCAGTAATCCACAAAGCTGTTTATCGTAAAGGTAAAGGTGGTTGTGTGGATGTTTTTGTGCAACCAGAGTTATCAAGTTTGGAAAAATTCTATGGATAATAGAGAACTTTTCATAAAATGGTATGCTTGGTCAACTAAATATAAAGACTGTGATCCTTCTGTATGGATGACAAATTATCTCAATAAAAGATACCAACACAATGATGAGGAGCGTATTTGGCTTTGCTGGTTATACGGCAACACATATTATCTTCCAACTTCTTGGGTTCTTAAAAACGAATTCCCTGATTATGAACTTGCTACAGTAGATAGAATAACTCGTTGGAATAACGAGAACTACAAGAGGCTTAGATATCAGACTGATACAAAATATAACAAGGGTCATCTACCGAGTATGTTTGAGTCTTATAAAAGGTTTTTTAAAGACAACCCACAAAGAGATGTTATAGAGTCTTTATACGGAGATAACGAGTCTCAAAATTTCGATAATATCTGGAATGCGGTCAACAAACACTTTCATAAATTTGGTAGATATACCACCTGGTTCTATATGCAGCATCTTAAACATACTGCAGGTATAAAGATAAATCCGACTTCACTGATGCTGAATGATTACTCTGGAAGCAGATCACACCGAAATGGTTTGTGCTATGCTCTTAGTAAAAAAGACTGGATAGACACAAAGCTTTCGAATAAAGAATATGAATATCTAGAGGCTCAAAGCTCAGATATTCTTATTGAATCAAAATCTAGATATCCGGATCTTTCTTCTGAGTTTGATAACTTTACTATGGAGACCGTTCTTTGTAGCTTTAAGAAGATATTCAGAGAATCCTCTTCCAGATATCTGGGATATTACCTTGATCGACAGTCTGAGGAGATTCAACGAGTTTCTTCTGATAACTGGAATGGTATTGATTGGAACGTTCTTTGGCAAGCAAGAAAAGAAACCTTAGACAAAAGGCTTGACAAAAGGACAGGAATAGACAAGAATAGGTTTGGAGAATATATTCGTTCTGGATCTCTTAGTAGGCTAGATTGGATGTTTGGTGATTTGAATAATAAGAATAATGTTGGATTGGAGAAGTTTTTCGCATGAAAGTGATTGCATTATTTGGTGAGCCTGGGAGTGGAAAATCTACTCTGATGGTAAAGTTGATGGAACGGCTGGGTGTCTCTAGAGAATTCAAGTCTGACTTCAAACTTGTTCCGTATCATCAAAAAGATAATATCTATATTCTGGGCAAATATGAGATCGGAGAGATTTTTGGTGGAACAGACAAGATGTCAATGGCCGTTCAACCAGAAGCTGTAAAATTTCTTGCTGGCCTAGACAAAGACTCTGTTGTTATCTTTGAGGGTGACAGACTTTGTACCTCGTCTTTCCTTGAGAACTGTAACGATAAATATAACCTGACAATGATATATCTATCAACGTCAAAACCAATCCGAGAAGAAAGATTCAAAGAACGAAACAGCAACCAAGATGAAACTTGGTTGAAGGGTCGTGAAAGTAAAATCAATAATATTCTTTCTAATCTCAGTCTCAAATTCGTTACAGAGATCTTTGAGCACAATGAGAAAAAAGACTCGGACAAGATTGTAGATTTTATTATGGAAAGAATTAAATGAGTGCCAAATCAGATAAAAAAAATTACAATGTAGAATCTGGTGGCGTCAAGTATGATGCTGGTAAAGTTCCACTAGATCTTCTTCCAATGGATGCATTGGTAGAAGTTGGAGAAATCTTGAAGTTCGGTGCTGAGAAATATGCACCATATAACTGGGCTAGAGGAATGCTTTACTCTAGACTTATTGCTGCTTGTATGAGGCACGTCTTCAGTTTCAACAAGGGAGAGGATAATGATCCTGAGACGGGTCGTTCTCATATCGCCCACGCTCTTTGCTGTCTTCTCTTCTTGATGGAATATGAGACAAAGAAGAACGAATACAAACAGTTCGATGATAGATTTGACTGGACTACCAAAAAAGCTAAAAACGCTTGATTTTACTGTCAGTTGCAGTATAATAGACAAATAATGAAGGAATAAAAATGGAATCCCAAACAAAAATGAATATGGAAGACGGGTCTTTAAAGATCGAAGTCCCCACAGAAGTTCTTAAAAATCGAAGGCTGTTTGTCGCTACACCAATGTATGGTGGCCAGTGTACTGGTATGTTTGCTCGCTCAGTAGCAGATCTGTCCGCTCTTTGTCAGAAATACGGCATTCAGCTTCGCCTGTATTTCCTCTTCAACGAGTCACTTATCACTCGAGGCAGGAATTATTGTGCCGATGAATTTATGCGATCAGGCGACACCCATCTGATGTTCATCGACTCTGACATCGGGTTCAATGCCAATGACGTCATTGCAATGCTTGCCCTACAGTCAGAAAACGTAGAAGACGATGAGTATGATATTCTCTGTGGACCTTATCCCAAGAAGTGTATCTCCTGGGAGAAAATCAAACAGGCTGTTGACAAAGGATTCGCAGATCAAGATCCAAGCGTACTTGATCGATTTGTTGGCGACTATGTTTTCAATCCAGCAAACGGCAAATCAGAAATCTCTCTAAGCCAGCCAGCAGAAATTCTAGAAGCTGGAACTGGCTTCATGATGATTCGTCGTAATACCTTTGAGAAATTTGCTGAGGCTTATCCCCAACAACTATACAAGCCTGATCACGTTCGCACAGAACATTTTGATGGCTCCCGTGAGATCATGGCATTCTTTGATACGCCAATTGATCCAGAATCTAGGCGTTATCTTTCTGAAGACTATATGTTTTGTCAGTGGTCTAGGAAAATCGGACTCAAGGTTTGGCTGTGTCCTTGGATGCAGTTGAAGCATGTGGGTTCTTATATATTTGGCGGTTCACTGGTTGATCTTGCCCAAATTGGTGCTGCTGCAACAGCAGACGTAAGCAAACTGAAGAAAAAATAGGAGTACTTTTATTATGAAACTTTCTAAAGAAACACTTGGGGTTCTTGAGAACTTCTCTACCATCAATCCAGTCATCCTTGTCCGAAAGGGTAAGCAGCTTAGGACTATTTCTCCATCAAAGGCTGTTTTTGCTGTTGCAGATGTTGAGGAGCAATTTGATCGGCAGTTTGCCATCTTTGATCTGAAAAAGTTCATCGGCTGTCTTTCTCTCTTTAATTCTCCGGAGCTCGAGTTCAACGACAAGTTCGTTAGTATCGAGGAAGAAGATCAACAGCTGGCATATTACTTCGCTGACCCAGAACAGATCTCTTCAGCCGCCCCTGAGAAAACCATCAATCTTCCTTCAGAGGATGTTGAGTTTAAACTGCTAAGCAAAGATTTCCAGAAAGTCGCCAAGGCTATGTCTGTGGCAGGTCTGGCAAATATTGCCATTGTTGGGGACGGGTCAAAACTCTCACTCAAGGCTCTTGATCCAGAAGGTAAGACAAATGATGCCTTCACGATCAATATCGGTAAGACTGATCTAAAATTCCGGGCAGTATTCCGGGCAGAAAACCTCAAGATGCTTTCTGATGATTATGATGTTGTTATCTGTTCGCGTGGTATCGCCAGCTTTACTGGAAGCAAGGTCAAATACTTTATCGCCACCGAAGAAAAGTATAGCAAGTTCTAGATGAACAACGATTCCGAAAATCCGATTGTTCTAAAATTGGTTGATGTGTACCTTGACGAAATAGCTATGAACATAGTTGAAGTCGTCAAGGTACTAATCAAAACAAATGAGATTGAACTGAAGGCCGATCAGATTGCCGATCAGATTGAGGAAAAGATTACAAGACTTGTTGATGAAAAGATCACAAGACTTTTTGAGAATAAATTGAAATAGTGGAGATTATATTATGGATCGTAACGTACTCTGGGTCGAAAAGTACAGGCCTCGTAAAGTGGAAGAATGCATTCTTCCGGAAAAACTAAAAACTGTTTTCCAGAAGTTTGTTGACGACAAGCAGGTGCCCAATTTGATTCTGGCTGGATCTTCTGGCACAGGTAAGACTACTATTGCCAGGGCGATGCTTGAAGAGATCGGTTGTGATTATATTGTTATCAACGGATCTCTTAATGGCGGTATTGATGTTCTCCGTAACGATATCACCAACTTTGCCTCATCAGTTTCTTTGACTGGTGGACGCAAGTATGTTATCCTCGACGAGGCTGATTACCTAACCAACTCAACCCAACCTGCTCTTAGAAACTTTATGGAAGAGTTTTCTAAGAACTGTGGATTTATCTTGACTTGCAATTACAAGGACAAGATCATTGCTCCTCTTCATTCTCGTTGCTCTGTTGTTGATTTCAAGATCAGCAAAGAAGAGAAAGATGTTCTGGCAAAACAATTCTTCAAACGTGTGGTAGATATCCTTAAGAAGGAAAACATCGAAGCTGAGAAGAATGCAGTCGCTGGTGTTATCGTCAAATTCTTCCCTGATTGGAGGCGAGTGCTCAATGAGATCCAGCTATACTCTGCAACTGGTAAGATCGACTCTGGCATCCTGGCCAATCTACAGGATGTCAGTCTTTCTCAGCTTGTTGGGTTTATCAAGAACAAGAACTTCAGTTCCATGAGAAAGTGGGTTACTGAGTCGGACTTTGATGGGGTTAGTTTGTTCAGGGCATTCTATGACAAAGCGGACGATTATCTTACTAAAGAATCAATTCCCTCTCTCGTTCTTCTGATTGGTAAATATCAGTATCAGCATTCGTTTGTCGCAAATCCAGATATCAATGTTGCTGCATTCTTAACTGAAGTAATGGTTGAGTGTTCCTTCAAGGAGTAACACATGGACATCCTAGCTTCATTGAGAAGATGCAATATCTGTAAAAAGAAAAGACCCAAAGACTCAGCCAAGATTGTTCTCAAGGCTGTTGATGGAGAAAGAATTCTAAGAGTCTGCACAGAGTGTGAAAAGATTCTAGAGTTGTCTGATAAAGCGGCAAACGGAGATCATGATGAGCGCGAAACTTAGCCCCTGGGATTTCACTAACAGTATCTCATTTAACAAAAACGACTTAATGGAAGAAGATCCTTCTGCAGAGAAAGACTATCTTCCATTCATCATTAATACAAGCATGTCATATTTTGTAGATACCATCGAGTATGCTAACAGTATGAACATGAATTCTCATCTTGATAACAAACTTCAATATTCTTATTACCTAAATAGTGTCAGGCCCAAGAAGCGTTTCAGCAAATGGGCCAAGAAAGTTGACGATGAGAATCTTGATGCTGTGGTAAAATATTTCGGGTACAATCGAACTAGAGCCAAAGAAGTTATCAAGCTACTATCGCCAGAACAAATTGAAGAAATGAAAAGAAAGAATGAAGGCGGTGGAGTATAACAAATGTTGGACGATCTACTAGAAGTAACACTCGAGGAACCTGATGATTTCTTGAAAGTGAAAGAGACATTGACCAGAATTGGGGTGGCATCAGTAAAGCTGAACACCCTGTATCAGTCTTGTCACATTCTTCACAAAAGAGGAAAATACTACATCGTCCATTTCAAAGAACTTTTTCGTATGGACGGAAAACAAACAGATATTGATGAGACAGACATCAGAAGAAGGAATGCCATCGCCCTTCTTCTTGAAAGTTGGGAATTGTTAAAAATTGTTAATAAACAGAAAGCTGAGGCTTTTTGTGTTTCTTTGAATCAAATCAAGGTGATACCACACAAAGAAAAGAAAAACTGGACTCTTTCTCCAAAATACAATATTGGTAAAAAAAGCCGAAAAACCGATTGACTTTTTTTCGATCCTAGGCCATACTAATACTATATTAACGAGCGGAGTCTGTTATGGATGTCTTTGTTTATAGGTTTCCCCGTCTAGAGGACGGTGTTGTTGCTATTGATGAACTGGCTTATGAGCTAGAAACTCGTCGATGGAAAGGCGGGACACTTTCACCAGAAGAGCTCGATTGGCTCGACTGGGCTAATACAGTTGTTCTTGGTGTCCAAAGTCAAAAACTTGTTGAGGCTTAAATTATGTCAATGGAACTTTCTTGTAAAACACCTGATGGCGTGAAACAGATCGCTGTTCGTTTCAATGGTGGGTTTGATCGTGGAATGGGCGTACAGATGTGCGTCAAGACTGTAGATTTGCTTGACCTGCTGAATTATCCAGCCCACATTGATGGTATTTTGGATCCTTATAAAACGGTCGGCGATGTTATCAAAGAATGGCTGACTGATAGTTTCGAAGAACAATCCTTCAACCTAGATCCGAAATCTTTCATTCGCGCGCGAGCAGCTATCGATCTCAAAGGAGCCTTTAATAATTTCATGAAGGTTATTGGAGAACATAACTATGGATGATCTAGAACAAGACCTTTTAAAATCAGAAATGATTATGGAGAAAGTAAAAAACGTTAAATACGCACAGTCTCTTTACGCGGCTCTTTGTAATAATGATTTTGTCAAAAGCGATGATGCTGAAGAACCTTGGTCTTGCAGCTGGCGATATGCTGGCGGTCTTGTTTCTCTCATGAGAGGAAATAGAGACTATTTGGAATTCTATTGCAGCGGCATAGGGGGAAATAGTATCTCTGAAGGTGATGTGACTGAAGAAATTTGCGACGATTTAAAAAAACTTGGATGGACAGTTAATAAAGAGTATTCAAAATGAAATGGGGTATACAAGTACCATTTGAAGGTAGCTTCATGTGGGTGGATATTAACGACACCGCCTGGACTTTAAGACCGCTTCTTTTTGATTCTCAAGAGGAAGCTCAAGACTATATGTTGACAGTGTGGGGTTCTTCATGTAAAGTAGCTGAATACAGGGAAAAGAACAATGAGTCCTGAACTAGATAAACAACTTTGCGAAAAGTATCCGCTTATATTTGCTGATCGTAACGCAGACATGTCTCAAACAGCAATGTGCTGGGGGTTTGAGTGCGGTGGTGGCTGGTACGATATTCTTGATGCACTTTGTGCAGCCATTCAAAATCATATTGATCAACGTCAAAGAGGTATAGAGTGGGACATTAACTTTAATGAAAAGATGGAAGAAGCTAAAAACAACAATTGGGAAAACTGGCCACAATACCATGTGAGGGAACCAAGAGTAGTTAGGCAAGCCATTCCTCAAGTTGTGGCCGTACAAGTTAAAGAAAAGTTTGGGGGTCTTCGTTTTTATTATGATGGCGGAGACGAACATATTGAAGGACTAGTTCAAATGGCTGAACAGATGGCTGAGCGCACTTGTGAAATGTGTGGCAATAAAGGTAAGCTATATCAAACAGGTTGGCATAGAACTCTATGTAAAATGCATGCAGAGGAGCAGGGCTATGACGTTTGATAACTGGCTGGATGAAGAAGAGAATTACGGTTGCAGATTAGAAAGACTTTTAGAAACGTTCCCAACAGTTGACCCAAACGTATTAGTGTCGTGGCTTGAAGCTGCTTATAATGTTGGATACGAAGAAGGAAATCAACTAAAGACTCCGTAGCTCAGCTGGATAGTAGCAACTGCCTTCTAAGCAGTAGGTCACAGGTTCGAATCCTGTCGGAGTCGCCAATTCATTAGGAGAGATTATGAAACTGTTTGTTTTTGAAAATGTTCTAACCGACTACAGTCCAGGTATGGTTTTGATAGCAGCTAAAAGTTTGCGTACTGCTGTAAAGTATGCCAAAGAAAGCTTTGCTTATTCTGTCGCTTCAGAAAGTGATGGCTGGGCAATACCTACCGCTGTATATAATATAGAAGACAGCGTTGAACCTGGAGTTAAAGAATATTGTTATGGTGGTGGTTGACATGATGAAAGAATATGAACTTGAATTTTACAAGAACAATGTTAAGATGCGTTCAACGAACTTCACTGTAAGTGGTCAAAATCTTACGATGGAAGAAGTTGCCGAGCAGGTATATCGTCTTTCGATGGTAGGAGGATACGATCGAGACTACGACGTGGTTGTGGTTCTTGATCCAACTGAAACAAGAAATTATTCAATTGATCTAGTATAATCACCAAAAAGGATAAACTGTGTTAAAATATATTATTATGTCTTTGCTGCTTTGTGTTTCTATGCCAGCTGCAGCACAAATAGCATCTGATGGATATCGCTTTAGGGGAGATCCACCACCCATCCGTCTGGAGTTTAGCGTAATAGTAAAAGAATATGATACGCCTGAAGAACTATCAAGTGCCATTCGTGGACTTGGATTTACTGCCAGAAAGGCTAAAGATATTCATGCGTTTGCTGCCGTCCAAGGAAATGTCTGCACCATTCACATAATCAAACCAGCAAAAGATTATATGCCCGAGCACATAGGTCATGAGATGGTCCATTGCATTTATGGGAATTGGCACAAATGATTAAAGAAAGAATTCTATCAGCAGTTGCACTTCTGCTCATATTTACTTTAATTTTTAGTATGCTTCAATTTGCTTTTACTGGTAATTACTTTTTGTTTTTAACCCTTATTCTTGTTTCTTTTGGAATAATTCTTGTGTCACTTGTAGGCGTTGTTTTGGGTCTCTTCATACACGGGATATGGAAACTAATTATGTTTGTGGTTACCGGCAAAGAAGATTGGTTGTGATGATCTAATCCTAAGATCTCCCGCTTTTTCGGGAGTATGTGGGTTGTAATCCCACTCACAACCACGGGGATGTTTGAAAAAGCATCCCCGAAAGCCCGCATAGCTCATTTGGTAGAGCAGCCGCCTTGTAAGCGGCAGGTGGTCAGTTCGAATCCGACTGCGGGCACCAGCCCATGTAGAATGTCCCCTTGGCGAAACTGGTAGACGCGACAGATTTAAAATCTGTTTCTTAGGAGTGCTGGTTCGATTCCGGCAGGGGATACCATTTCCAAACGATAAATATGTTTTCCTGATGTATTGGAGAACTTTATATGACGTTGATGGAAAAGATATCAGATATTCTGAACAAGACAACACTTTCCCCTGAAAGTATTGCTAAGAAACATGGGTGCTCTGTCGACCATGTTATGTCCCAGCTAAAAACGGGAATCAAAGTCGAACACGAACATACATCCGATGAAAAAGCCGCTCAAGAAATAGCTCTAGATCATCTTGGTGAAGACCCAAATTACTATACCAAACTTACCAAGATGGAGAAACAGAAATTTGGAACAAAAAACAAATCTCCAGCTTTCTACACGTAGTGGTATTATAAATATCCGAGCACAGGTAGCAGGAGATAATCATGCCATTCGATCTTTTAACGTTTCTAGAACCACTATTCAATCTTCTCATGGCTGCAGCTTCAGCAGCAGTTTTGGCACTAGTGCCACCACTAGTCAAAATGTTCCTCCAGAAAATCAAGCTTGATGGTCTCGTATCAGACGATATCGTCAGAGGCTATCTTGAAAAGGCTTTAGCCAACGGTATTCTTCTCGCAAAAACTAAAATTGCTGAGCAGAAAATTGTGGTCGACGTAGACAATACTATTGTCTCTTCGACACTCGTCTATCTTCGCCAGAACGTTCCCGACGCTCTGGCCCATTTTGGTCTAACAGAGGCCAAAGTCGCAGAACTGGTCAAGGCCAGGCTCTCGGCAGCTTATCTCTAACGAGAAAGCTTTATAACTAAAGGAAATGGCGGCATTGCCGCCATTTTCATTTTTAAAAGAAAAGATATTTTAAATTTAGCTTTACTCTTGAGGAAAGTAGAGGTATAATCAACCTATTATAATACCACACAAAGAAAAAGGAAAAGAACATGATCAAAGTTCTTCTAATAATTCTGGGTGGGATATTGGTTATCGACCAAGCCACTTTTGAAAGACAAATCGACTCGAAATTCATCACGGTTGACCCTATTGCGATAGCTGCAATTGAAGAGATGAAAATCGAACAAGAAATGATGCTCCTGAAAGCGGAGAGAGAAATAGACTGTCTAACCAGAAACATTTATTTTGAGGCCCGCGATCAATCGATTGAGGGTCAATATGCTGTGGCCGAAGTTGTTCTTAATAGAATAAAAGACCCAGAGTTCCCTTCCAGCATATGTGAAGTTGTGGAGCAAAAAAATGAAAAGGTCTGCCAGTTTTCCTGGTTTTGTGATGGAAAATCAGACAAAATGCGAGACAGGAAAGCTATACTTATAGCCAGAAATGTTGCTTTGTCCTCAATCGCCAATAAAACAAATTTCACTGATGGGGCTTTATATTATCATGCGAACTATGTGTCTCCGGATTGGCAAAACGTCAAAATGACTACTGAGATAGAGGATCACATTTTCTATTCTTCAATTTAACTAAGTAGAAGATATAGGAGAAATGGATGCTTATATACATAAAAGGTATAAGATCTGAGGTCGTTCGCAAAAGAATGAGAAGCTGTATCAAATTCTATTTGACCAAACTCGTCAGTAAACGGATACGAAACAAACTGACAATCTATGTGAAGGTGCGAAATAAAGCGGATGATGGAACATATGGATTTTGTGATCCGCTAGGAAAAAATCCTTCCACTGGAAGAGATGAATATGAAGTTACTTGTGTTCATCAACCCAGAATAAATCCTCTACACGGAAACGTTTACAGAAATTTAGCCCATGAAATGGTCCACGTCAAACAATTTGCTACTGGGCAAATGAACCGACACATCATAACCCAGAGAACTTCTTCTGGAAAACGATTGACGGGGACTCTCTGGGAAGGTAAAGTATACAGCAGTGCCAAATATGAAGATAGCGAAGAGGGATATTATGATTCTCCCTGGGAAATTGAGGCTTATGGCAGGGAAGTTGGATTGTATCGTCTTTGGAAACAATCTATTGACGAAAAAGAAGATTTATGAAATAGGAGAATGGTATGAGCGAATTTGATAAGATGAAGACGTATATCACAAGATGTTATCAGCAAGAAAGAAATATCACTGATGTTGATGTGCTGAAAACTTTTGTTCTTATTATGGAGAAGATTGATGCCATCGAAAAAGCCCAAAAAGAAAAGCCTTACCAAAAAGGTCTCGAGCACTTCGAGCAAACCAAAGAAGAACCAAAGGGCCTCACCCGTCAAGAGTTCGACGAACAGGTACGTCTGCTACACGCTCAAAGAGATTTTTGACAAGAAGATCGGAAACGATTGGGGCAAGGGTGCCATTAATGCTTTGACCGAAGCATTCAGTAAAAACCAAAGATTAGCAATAGTCGACAAGAATATAGAAGTCAAACGAATACCACAAGTCTGGTATAGTCTGAGTGATTACGTTGAGATTGATGGTATCGTATATAAGGGAAGATGGAATGTTTAGTGATAAGTGGACGATTAGATTCATGAATCTCTGTTCTGTGGTATCTTCTTGGTCGAAAGATCCAAGCACAAAAGTAGGATCTGTAATCGTCGACGATCAAAAGAGGATCATCAGTGTTGGTTATAATGGATTCCCCCGAGGAGTAGATGACCGCGATTCCCGCTATGAAGACAGACCAACAAAATATAAAATGGTATGTCATGCCGAAAGAAACGCTCTAGACAACGCCCCAATTCCAGTTGAGGGAGCAACAATGTTTGCCACTTTGATGCCATGTAGTGAATGTGCCAAATCTATTATACAGAGAGGAATCAAGAAGGTTGTCGTTCCTCCTTGGCCCGGAAGAGACAACTATGACTGGGATACTGATATCTATAATTGGAAAATCTCTGATCTGATGTTCAAGGAAGCTGGTGTAGAATTAGTTTTCTTTTCTAGAAGAAACTCATGAAATAACGCTTTACTATATCTGAATATCAAAGTATAATGGTTCTATGAATCGTGAAGGATTACTCATGGGAAGTTTCTACACTAACGTATCGCGAAGAAGCAATGATCTTCTCGTTAGGGGATTTGATTCCAACGGAAATCGATTTAGTAGAAAGGTTCGGTACCAGCCTTACCTTTTCATCCCCTCTCAAAACAAAGAAGTCTACCAAACTATAGATGGTAGGTCTGTCGCCAAAATTGAATTCGATTCAATGAGCGAAGCCAAAGAATTTCTTACCAACTATGATGATGTTGCTGGTATGGAAATCTACGGTTCGACCGACTTTGTGTATACGTATATCAACGACAGGTATCGTTCTCAGATTGCCTATGATGTTTCCCTAATACGAACAGTCTATATCGATATCGAGGTCTCCTCTAAAGATGGATTCCCAGACATCGCAACAGCAGATAAAATGGTAACGGCGATCACGGTTGGCTGGCGTGGTCGCAAACACGTATTTGGACTTGGTGCATACACGCCCCACAAAGAAGGGATCATCTATCATCAATGCAAGGATGAGGAAACTCTTCTTGCAAAATTCATCTCATATTGGGAAGAGATCTCACCTGACTGTGTTACTGGTTGGAACATCGAGTTCTTCGATATTCCTTATCTGGTTCATCGTATCAGGAAAGTCTTTGATGATGAACACGCCAAACGTCTTTCTCCTTGGAAGCTTCTGCGAGAGTATGAAGTTGAGATCAAGGGAAAGATGAACAAGGCATACACTCCGATCGGCGTCAACGTTCTTGACTATATCAATCTCTATAAGAAGTTCACCTACTCGCAACAAGAATCATACTCACTCAACCACATCGCCTTTGTTGAGTTGCAGCAAAAGAAAGTTGACTATTCAGAGTACGGCTCTCTGCAAGATTTGTATGAGCAGAATCATCAGCTCTTCATTGAATATAACATCCAGGACGTTGAACTTGTAGAACGTCTTGAGGACAAGATGAAACTGATTGAGCTTGTGTTTGCAATGGCCTATGACGCCAAGGTCAATCTCGAGGACACTCTCGGCTCAGTTAAACAGTGGGATGTTATCATCCACAATTATCTGCTTTCGCAAAACATTGTTGTGCCCCAGTTCAAGAAAAAGCCAACCTCAGAAATTGTTGGTGGTTATGTCAAAGAACCTGTAATTGGTATGAGCCATTGGGTTGTTTCTATGGACTTCAAGAGTCTGTATCCACACCTGATCATGACATACAATATCTCGCCCGAGACTCTCATGGGGAAGATCAACAACTTTCATTCTGTTGATGAGCTTCTTAATGGAGATTTCCAGCCTGAAGATCTCAGCTATAGCTATGCTGCCAACGGAACATATTACTCCAAAGAAAAGCAGGGCTTCCTTCCCTATCTGATGCAGAAGATGTACAACGATAGGGCCGAAGCGCAAAGGCAACTCAAAGAGATCAAGAAACAATACAACGAAACCAAAGACGAGTCTCTGCTAAAATCTATCTCAGCCCTGAACAACAAACAGATGGCCAAGAAGATCCAGCTTAACTCGGCTTACGGTGCACTTGCCAATGTTTACTTCCGCTGGTTCAACGCTGATATTGCCGAAGCCATCACCGTTTCTGGTCAGCTTGCAATTCGTTGGGTTGAGAGGAATATCAATAAGTATCTCAACACAGTCCTGAAGACCAGCAAAGATTATGTCATTGCGGTCGATACTGACTCAAACTATATCACCCTCAACGCCCTCGTCAATTCAGTTATGCCTGATGAGAAAGATAAGAACAAGATTGTAGATTTCATTGACAGGGTTATTGAGAAGAAGCTCAAGCCATGTGTCGACTCCGCCTGCGAGAACCTTCATGAGTATATGAATTCTTATGAGCAAAAGCTAGAGATGAACCGAGAGGCTATTGCAGATAAGAGTATCTGGAAAGCCAAGAAGATGTATGTGCTCAACGTTCTCGATCTCGAGGGTGTCAGGTATGACACACCAAAACTCAAGATGATGGGTATCGAAGCGATCAAGTCATCAACCCCCACTTCTTGCCGGCAAAATCTAAAGAAGGCATTCGAGATTGTCATGAACAAGAGCGAGGGTGATCTCCAGGAATTCGTTGGCGATTTCAAGAACAGCTTTTCCTCTTTGCCTTTCGAGGATGTTGCTTTTCCTCGAGGAGTCAAGGATATTGAGAAGTGGGAAGGAAAGAATGGCAGCTATCTCTCTGGAACTCCCATCCACGTCAAGGCTTCTATGGCTTTCAATAACATCGTCGATGCCCTTGGTCTGGAGAATAAATATGAGAAGATCGTATCGGGTTCCAAGATCAAATTCTGTTACATGAAAACACCTAATCGCTACAACACACAGGTACTTGGTTGCCCATCAACCTTGCCGGAAGAATTCAATATGAAAAATCATATTGACTATGATATGCAATTCAACAAAGGTTTCATCGAGCCTCTCAGGAGTATCACTGATACCATAGGTTGGAATGTTGAGAAAGTTTCTAACTTGGAGAGTTTTTGGGGATGAGATTAAATGGTTCAGAAGAAGATGACGTCAAGTTTCTGGCATTTCTCTTGATATTGCTAGTTGTTCTTGTCACCATTACGGAGCTCGTATTACAATGAAAGAAAGAGAAGAAATATTTTTTGATTTTGGCTTTACTGCCGAAGACGAAAATGATATACTACAGAAGAGCCAGATATCAAATGATCTTGGTGTAGTTACTGGGCAGGTTGATCTTCTAACAGAAAAACTTCACAGTATGAATGCCTGTGTACATGATATGGCTGCTAAGATTAATCCGCTGCTTACTAATCTGCTTAAAGACGCAGACACAAAACCGATTATCAATTGGCCAAACAGAAAAGAAAAGATCCAACAGTTTCGCAAATTGTTGGATAAAATTGTTGCTGATGCCGACACCATTCTAGAGGAAAAATAATATGGCAAAGAAGAACGACTTTTTGAGAGACTTTATTTCTGAAATAGGAGACGAGAACACCTCAATTGCGGCTGATGGTATGTCTGCCGGCGAATTCAGTGGATTCGTCGACACGGGATCATACGCTCTCAATGCTGTTCTATCAGGATCAATCTATGGGGGTATTGCTGATAACAAAGTGACTGGCTTCGCGGGCGAGAGCTCGACAGGTAAGACCTTCTTCGTTCTTGGTATCGTCAAGAACTTTCTCGATGCAAACGAGGACGGCTTTGTTGTTTACTATGACACTGAAGCAGCTGTCACAAAAGATATGATGGAAAGTCGAGGGATTGACACTTCTAGGGTTGTTATCTCTGAACAAGAAACAATCCAGAAGTTCCGCCATCATGCTATCAAGATCATCGACAGTTATGTGGGAAAGCCCGAAGCCAAACGTCCAAAAATGATGATGGTCCTTGATTCTCTTGGCATGATGTCAACAACCAAAGAGTTGGAAGATTCTACTGAAGGCAAAGAAACGCGAGACATGACCAAAGCACAGGTCATCAAAGCGGCCTTCCGTGTTCTCACCCTTAAACTCGCAAGAGCCAAGATTCCTCTGATCATTACTAACCACGTGTACGCCGCTGTGGGGGCTTTTTTTCCAACAAACGAGATCTCTGGCGGGTCGGGTTTCAAATTTGCAGCAACAACAATTGCAATGCTGTCAAAGAAAAAAGACAGAGAAGGCACAGACGTTGTTGGTAACTTGATCACAGTCAAGATGTATAAGTCTCGTCTATCAAAAGAAAACCAACAAGTTCAAGTCAGGCTTTCCTATTCAAGCGGCCTTGATAGGTATTATGGACTATCAGAAATCGCTGAAGAGGCGGGTGTCTTTGAGAAAGTTGGAAACAAACTAAAGATGCCAGACGGCAAAACTATTTTTGAAAAAGCACTTAACCGCGAGCCTGAAAAGTATTATACTCAAGAAGTGCTCGATGCTATCGAGAATCAAGTCAAGAAGAAATTTGCCTATGGCTCCAACAATCTTGATGCTGAGCTAGAGGAAGTATACGAAGAGGAAGAATAATGACATCAGAGAGAATTGAAGACGCGATATTTTCGAATCTTCTGCATAACGAGAATTATGCCAGAAAAGTTATTCCTTTTATCAAAGAAAGTTATTTCCAGGAACACACAGATAAGACGCTCTTCAATCTCATTGATACCTTTGTTGGCAAGTATAACAAATTTCCAACAAGAGAATCTTTGATCGTTGATCTTCAGTCAATAAACAATCTTCAAGAGTCTACATTCAAAGAGCTCAAGAAATATATCTCTGATATTTCTGATCAGAAATATGAAGATCAGTGGCTTCTCGACAAGACTGAAGAGTTTTGTAAAGACAAAGCCCTGTACAATGCCTTGATGGACGCGATCAAGATTGTTGATGAAGGAAAGAGCAAAGGTAATCTTTCAGTAGGATCTATTCCCAAGATTCTGTCTGATGCCCTTGGTGTTTCTTTTGATACCCACATCGGCCACGACTTCCTTGACAACGCCGAGGAAAGATATGACTTTTATCATCTTGTTGAGAACAAAGTGAAGTTTGATCTTGATTACTTCAATAAGATTACCAGAGGTGGTATTGGCAACAAAACTCTCAATATCATCATGGCCTCTACTGGTGTTGGTAAGAGTTTGTTCATGTGTCACTGTGCAGCTAACAATCTTTCCGAAGGTCTGAATGTTCTGTATATTACACTTGAGATGGCTGAGGAAAGAATTGCCGAGAGGATCGACGCTAACATTCTTGACGTCACAGTTGATGAATTGAAACAAATACCCAAAGAGTCTTATCTTAAGAGGATCAACAAGGTCAAGAAAAGAACCGACGGCAAACTGATCATCAAAGAATATCCCACAGCCTCAGTTGGCTCCGCAAACTTCCGACATCTGTTGAATGAGTTGAGTCTAAAGAAAAACTTCAAGCCCGATATCATATATATAGATTACTTGAATATCTGCAGTAGCTCTCGTTTTAAGAATGTATCTGGTATAAACTCCTACACTCTAGTCAAATCGATTGCTGAAGAGTTGAGGGGTCTTGCTATTGAGTTTGATGTGCCGATCATTTCAGCGACACAGACTAACAGATCCGGATATGATAACAGTGATGTTGATCTGAGCAATACCTCTGAATCGTTTGGACTGCCAGCTACTTGTGACTTTATGTTTGCTCTTATATCAAATGAACAGCTTGAGTCTCTCAATCAGATTATGGTGAAACAACTTAAGAACAGATACAACGACATGAACTACTACAAGAAGTTCGTGATTGGGGTTGATCGATCTAAGATGAAACTTTATGATGTTGAGGAGAGTGCACAAAATGACATAATTGATCATAACTCAAGAAAAGATGAAGATACACCAGTGATGGATAATACAGTCTTTGGTGGAAGAATGAACGACGATCCAGAGTACAGGAAGCAAAAGATGAAGGAGTTCTTGTGAGAAAGCAATTGATCGAAAAGGTGAAACGTATGACTGGAGCTCTAGAACCTATTCCAGAAAACGCCACACAAATCGGATTCGGGGATCATGTTCCTGATTTTGTTGCAAGAACGTTACTAACATTTAATGAATTCTCAAAACAAAACCAAAGAACAAAGAACTAAATAATACTGAGCAATTGCTCGTACACACATACACACACAAAGGAGACTAACATGGATAAGAGTGGATATATGCAGACCAATCTTCCCGAATTTAAGGTGAATGCTTCCAAAAATGGATACGAAATCCGTACTGAAATTCTAGGTATGGCCAAAGGTCTTATCACTGAGGAATATCATTCTAAGTTCCAAGGCTGGGAAATAAGCGCCAAGCGCGATGATAAAGGTAGCGTCATCACAACAGTTGAGATGCCTACATTCCCTGGTCTGGATACAATTCTTGAGACAGCTGAAAGAATGTATTCATTTGTCAACAGAGGGACTGTAGATCTTCCGAAAGTTGATAAGAAATCAACCAAAACTGCTTCTTGAAGATAACGAAAATTTAATCTTCGAGCGCCAATATCTATTATAAATATGTTCTCTAAGAATGTGGAGAAGCCTTGAGAAAGTCTCAGGTTTCAGCAGGCAAGCGATCTTTGAATAGAAGATGAATGGAATAGACGGGGTATAGGTGGGGTTCCTCCCGTTACGCATTCTTTAACTCGAACAAGTAAGGCGACCTTCGGGTCGCCTTATCTTTTTGTTAAAAATAGTTAATAATCTTGAAAAGAATTTTGAGAAACCGCTTGACAAACCCTAATGATGGGAGTATACTTGGGGTTCGTTCCACTTAAACTAAAAGGTGTTCCGTTGAAAATCCAATATATGGACGACCTCCACATTGAATTCGGTAATCCGATTCTGCCTAAAAACATTGGTGGAACGGATATCCTGATTCTGGCAGGAGACATCATCCTAACGTACCATCTGATCGATCAGAATCCCAAGAGGCGGAAACTTTATAACAAGTTTTTCAACCACATCTCCAGAGAATTTCCTATGATCATAATGATCGGTGGAAACC